GAATTCCGTTTTAAGGGAGGCAGGACTTAAATAGTCCTGCTGATGCCGCCTCCAGAAAACTTTTGAATTAATACATGAAAAACATAAGAAGAAAAAAAGACAAAAATGTATGCACACACTAAGAGTTATCATTGAACGGGCCGACAATAATTACTCGGCTTATATTGATGGTTTGGATGGTATAATAGTTACCGGTAAAACTATTGATGAGATAAAAATGGGTATGATAGAATCTATTGATACCTTTGTTTCGGAATGTGAGGAGCTAGGCTGTGATATTCCGGAAGAGTTGCAAGGTGATTACGAGTTGGTGTTTAAAATGGATGTACGGTCATTGTTGGAGTTTTATTCTGGCATATTTTCAAAGGCTGGTTTAGAACGTATTACAGGGATAAATCAAAAACAACTATGGCATTATGCTTCTGGAGGGAGAAATCCTAGACCCGAACAAAGCTTAAAATTGGAAAAAGCCTTGCATAAATTAGGAGAAGAGCTCCTTTCCATATCATTATAAAGCCTCCCTTAAAAGGTAAAAGCGTCGTCAATACAAATTGGCGGCGCTTTTTTTGTCTCATCCCCTTCCGCAAAGAACTAGCAACAACCTCGCAACAAGCTAGCAAGGAGATATTTATTTAGCAAAGCCCTTCTCATGATTTTTGTCGTGTCCGGTAATGGTGCCGGATTAACGACAAAAATTAAAGATAATGGATAGAAATTATTTTATCGGTACTCCCGAAGGAGGCAATTCCGGTGGAAGTAAGTTTGACATCATGGCCTTTCTCCCGAGCTTGATGGGCGGTGGTGGAAAATCATTGGACCCCAATTTGGTAGCGGCTTTGATGAACAATAAGGGCAATCAAGACGCTTGGGGCGGTGGTGGTTGCTGGTGGATCTGGATCATCCTCCTGTTCTTCGTATGGGGAGGCTGGGGTGGCAACGGCTTCGGCAACAACGGGGCTAACGGATTACCGGCTCAATTGAACAATGACGCTGGTCGTGAATTGTTGATGAACGCTATCCAAGGAAACGGAACGGCTATCAGCCAATTGTCATCTTCCTTGAATTGCTCTACCCAGCAATTACAAAACGCTATCTGCCAGATCCAAGGACAGATCCAGAGCGTGGGTAACCAAGTAGGCATGAGTTCTCAACAAATCATTAATGCCGTCCAAAGTGGTAACAATCAATTATTGAGCCAGATCGCCGAGTGCTGCTGCACGGTTAACAACAACATCACTAAGATGGGCTACGAGAACCAATTGGCTAGCTGCAACCAGACAAACACGCTGGTGAATACGATGAACAACAACACGTTGACTCTCCGTGACTCAGGTCTGCAGAACACCCGTGATATCATCAACGAGGTTCGTGATTTCAAGAACTTGTATCAACAAGACAAGATGGATCGCTTGACGGCGGAGAACCTAGCCTTGAAAGGACAGATCTCCCAAAGCAACCAGAACGCCTATTTCGCCGCTACTCTACAGGCGCAGACCGCCCCTCTAGGTAACGCCTTGGGTGATTTGAGCTCAAGATTGGCCAAGATCGAGTGTAACCAGCCGGAGGTGGCAAAGGTTCCTTACTCCCCCGTGGTAGGCATACCCACTTGCGTGGCCGCCCAGTACGGATTAGGCCTAGGTCTCGGTAACTGGGGAAACTTCGGCAACGGATGGGGATAATGAGTTAATAACCTAAAAATAAAGAGTTATGGCATTCATTAGTCCTTTCATAATGGCGAACAAGAACGGTATCCCACGTTTGGAGAGCACGGGCGTTACGGTCGGGACGACCAACGTTCGTTTCTCCTTCCGCAATCACCCGTTCCTGTCAGCCCCGTTTAGCGGGTTGATCTTGTTTCGTCTGGCCCAGCCTATCCCGACTGGTACTACCGGGACATTGCCGGTAGTGTTTGACACGAACGGCTCCACGCAGGCGCTAACGACCATTAACGGCGCAGATGTCACGGCATCCGATATAACCGGCACCGGAATCTACTTGTGTTACTATGAGTCGGGCAATAATACGCTCCAGATAATGACGGGAGTGGTGTGAGAGAGTATCAACGAGAGACCGGAGCGATCCGGCTCTCATAAAAACCAAGAAATATGTTCAAGAATCAGAGACAAGGGAATCCTTTATATATCCTTCATAAGGGGAATACGCCGTTTTGTGAGGTTGGAAGCATAGTCAGCGTGTCCCCTCCGAGACCGGAGAATCCAAATTTCAATATGTATGGTCCGCAAGCTAAAATCGTGGTGGACATAAAGGCCAAGGTAGGTGAGGACAACGTCAGCTTCTCCAACGTCTTGTCCGACGTCACCATTACGGATTACCCCACTACAAACGGGGAGAAACTGGTTGTGTCATGCGATCTAGGTGCCCTGAATACGGAGATCAACGCCATGATGCAGCAAAGCCGACAGGCACTTGACAGCATCGATTACCATAAATCCGTGATTGAGGGGTGCGAGAAGATGCTGGTAATACTGAACCCTGAGTTTGCCCGGGAGAAGGAGAGGGAGAGTGAGATCGCTAACATGAGAAACGAGATGTCCGATCTGAAGGAGGCTAACGCAAGGTTGGTTGCCATGATGGAGCAACTTGTCGGTTCCGTGAACGGTAATAATAACAAGAATAAAAAAACAGAGTGATATGGGAACATATAGCAGAAAACTGAGAGAGCTGATCGAGGAATTCGACGCCATGGAAGACGAGGATATGTTGGAACTGGCGAAGGAGGCCTATAAGCTTGGCTGTAAGGAAGGAAAGCGGAAGGCCATGGAAGGCTATGGCAACCGTATGGAGGAAGACGAAGACGATGAGTTCGAGGACGACGACGAGTTCCGTGAGATGTGGGAGCGTGGCGGCTACGGCAACCGTGGCGGCGGTCGTGGATCATCCGGTGGCGGTTATGGCAATCGCCGTGGGGTGCCGGGCACCGGACGCTACTCGAGACGATATCGTAGATAACCATGAGGGGGGGACCGGTTTCCCCCTCCTAAAAAACAGAGGAATATGAGACTAGATATGTATGATGATTTCCCTTCCGGCATGCGATCCTACCTGAAGGCGTATGGCTGGCATTTCTCCAAGGCCATGTGCGATTGGGCCGTATCCATGATGGAGAAGGAGGACGGAAACGGGAAGAAGGTCAAGATAACCCCTTTCACGAAGGAACAGGTGGATGAGATGCTGAAGAAGTATAGCGTGGACGTGAAGAAAAAGGGTGGATACGACTATGTTTACGCCGCCAACATGTGCAAGGCCGATTATCTTGGCTCCTCCGTGCCTAACGAGCAGTACGCCGCTCTTTATGTCAAGAACGTCTGCGACGATCCGGACGCTTACGACGGGATAGTGTTCACCCGGTTCTACGCTGATTGCATCGGTTCCGGCACGCCTATAATCTGGGAGGAGATGATGTGATGGGAGGCTGGGGCTACATACTGAGGATCTTGAAGGGAGAGTCCCCCAAGGACGTGCTGGCGAGTATGCCGGAGAAGGATTTTGACAAGGTATCCGAGGTGGTGGGCAATCTCAAGGCAACCAATCTCACCCGGCAACAAAGGAGGAGGATAGAGCGGGAGTTCAAGACGGTAAGGAGATGATACGACGGGATTACCATATCAAGAGATACGATTGGGTGATCCACGTGCTGTATAACGTCACGTGCTCGAGGACATCCGATATCATAGCCCTATTGAGGAGGGTCGGTTGCCCGGAAAGCAAGATACGGGAGGCTTATGGCAACGTAGGCTCCTGCAAGCTGGACGTGGGACTGACCTATTCTAATTACCGCAGCCGGGAATCCGTCATGGTGATAGGCCGGACCTCGTCCTATAGGGAGTTCGCTAATTCCCTGTTCCATGAGTGCCGCCATTTGACGGATCATATGTCCTTGGCCTTGGATATGGAGATCGGAGGGGAGCCTATCGCTTACTTGTCTGGCGATATAGGAGCCTTGATGTCCGATGAGATAAGGATGTTCATCTGCGATTGCCATCGTCACAGGAACGATATAAACGATGAGTTATGGGAAAGAAAAAAGAAGATAAAAAGAAAAAGGAATCCGTAAGACGGGAGATAGACCTCCTCACGGATTCCTTGGATTTCGAGCCTGTCAACTTCTATGAGGTGATGGCTCGGATTAGACACTTGATGTGCCTGTTATAATGAATCTGTCTCAATGACGGATTTAAGAGATATGGGGTCGTCTTCCCACGTTAAGTATTTACCTGTTAATTTATAAATACTGCCTTTTGGAAGTACGATCGCCGAGTTGTGATCCTCGACGGAAAAATATTCCTCGTCATGCGCCGATCTCTCGTCCGTCCATACCTCTCCTTGCCGCACGGGGAAGTTATCAAGGATAACCTCGTCACCATTCTTGTTTACGGCCAAGAACACTATCGTTTGCTTGCCTAACTTCATGACATATTATAGTTTACTTATTCCTCGATTTGATTGGCTCATCAAGTATTTTTATCGACAATAGCGGATCTTTCTCCGTTAAAGTGTTCCTTAATTTTCATCATTATGAAGTCGAAGTGATTTCTAAATTCTTTGGTATGAGTAAACACGGGAAAATCTATATCAGACAAGTTCATATTTACAATATCGCTCATACACTTTACATGCTCGGAATGAGCCTTATTATAACCGCTCCTATAAGCATCCATAACCAACCTTCTGACATCCATCCGGTCTATTGATTCAGGTTGCGGATCACACACCCTTTTTGAATGTTCAATCGCCAGCACTGTAACTTTTTTCTTTTTCATGTTCATATCTTGTTAGTTTTACGTTAATCTCCTATGATCTGTCTAATCGCATATGTTTGCCTTCCTTTGAAATCAGAGAAATCAATCAAGGATTGTTTACGATAAAGGGTAAGGGCTACTTTCCGGAATCTTTCATAATTACGCCGGTCAATAGGTTTAAGCTTCCATTTATTCATATCTTCCTTTAGTTTTTTGCGAGTATGGGCAAAATGGCCTATACAGCTATTTTTCCCAAATTCATGCTTAAAATCATAGCAATGGAAATGATCATCCTTTGACAGAAAGATTCTTAGTTTTTCCAATCTGGTAAAACTTAATCTCTCCACACCTTGCATGGATGTCTCTTTTTCTTCCAGCCAAGCTTCAATTACAAGGTCGTAGAAACCTTGGGAGTATTCTCTTTTGTAGAAATAATGTATTTTCATGCACTTTTA